CGTCTACAAATCCGCCGCCGTAATCGTCGTATGAGCCGCCGTAGCTTCCGCTTCCGCCGCCCCCGCCAGAGCTTCCGGAATTGCCGGAGCCGCCGCTGAGTTTTGCCATTACCTGCAGCTGCTGAAGCGCTGCGGCCGCTTCCTCCGCCGCAACCTGCCTGTTAAACTCGTCTCTCAGCGAATTTGCCTGTCCTGCCGACATGCCTGCCGCCGCAAGCTCCTCTGCGCTCGGCATGTATCCGGACGCCTTGATCACCGCAAGAAGGTTGGCGTATGCCTGCTGCTGCCGCTGATACGCGGCGGTTTCTTCTGCTTTTCTGCGGTTATAATCTTCCTGCTCACGTTCTATCGCGACTTTCTGGTCATATTCCCAGTCACCCAGATCATCCCGGTACCGCCCGTACTCGGTGTCCCGCATCGCGCCTGCAAGCGAAAACTGATCCTTCAGATCGTCGCCGTCGTCCCGGTACACGCCGTAGGCTCTGTCGTAGAGCTCCGGAATGACAGCTGACAGGTTCTTCAGATAGGCGTTGTACGCCTGCTGCCCGACCTGCTGGCCGTAGGTATTGCTGTATCCTCCCGTGAGCGCCGCTGCCTGGCCCATCGTGTCCTTCATGGCGAGCTTGCCGCCCTGGATGTACTGGTCCTTGTAGCTCTGGTACAGCGGATCCTCGTTCACGTTGTAACTGAACTTCTCCCGGTTCTGAATCTTGTCGAAGATATCGTTCAGCTGCCCTTCGAAGGTCCCGGCATAAGTCGGCTTCGGGCCCACCTGTGCCGCTGCCAGGGCGGTGTCATATACCGCACCCTGTAGCTTTTTCTCCTGATCTGTCATGTTCCCTCTCCTTTCTTATGCCGGTGTGATGGATTTCCACCCTTTCCAGGTAATACTGCCACCGCTGTTTACTGTTCCCTTGTTCGTCCATATTCTCCCTGATGTCGGCTCAAGCTCCGTAAGTCTGACCAGGCAATGATATGCGTTCCATATAATTACTTCACGGACTCCGTAAAACACTGAGGAATTTGCTACAGGGCAATTCGACCAGCCGCTGGCATTCGCTGCTTTGTAAAATTTTGCCGTCGTGTTTCTTGCGTCGTACAGGTTGATGATGTTGACGGCAAGAAAGTCATGTCCGAATGAATCACCGCTGTAGGACGGATCATTGAAGTGTGACAAACTCTGCAGCAGGAAGCCTCCGACAAGGACCGCACCCCCGTCCGGAAGCTCGATATCACTCGCTCCGCTCCTGCGTGCCGGTGCCATCCCGACGCCGAGATAGGTTCCGTCCACGGACCTCCGGATGTAGATGTTCCTCAGCGCCGACGGCAGCCGGATCTCCACGGTAACAACATCGCTGACCTTGTCCTGGATCACGATGACAACCGTGGCGTAGTCGTTCGCCCCCGGCACATGCATCTGTAGCGGTGCGCTCTGCTGCCCGCTGGTGAGGTTCTGTGTGTCGCTGTATCCTCCGGTGTGATCTTCCTTGATGTAGAAAAGGAACTGCGTCAGCGCATTCCCGCTCAGTGCCGTGTACCAGGTCGATGCCGCCTTGATCGTTGCATAAAGCCCGCCGTTCTGCTGGTTCCCGGAGCTGTCACAGCGGAAGCAGTGATCCATATCCGGAGACACGGACGGCGGCACATACGCCACTACGTCGCTGAGGGTTCCCTGCTTGCTTCCGCTCATGGTGCGTGCGTCTTTCGCTGTCACGGTGAAGGTTGTGTTCCCGTTGATGACCCCTGCCGTGGTGCCTTCATACTTTCCGCTTGAGCTGTTGTAGGTCATCGTCACGTTGGTGCCGCTTGGGAAGCTCAGCACTACGCTTGAGATTGCGGCGTTGGATCCCGCCGTCACCGCCGCTGTGACTTTGACCTTGGAGTATCCTGCGATATAGCTGTTCGGGAAGTTCGTCGCCACACGTCCCGAGTTCACCGGTGTGAAACTGAGCGCCCCGACCGTCGGGTTCATGTCCGTGCCCGCCGTCACTGTAAAGCTCGCGGAAAGAGACGTGTCCTGATCGATGGTGACCGTTACTGCCATGCTCTTTGCCGTCGTAATGCCCGCCGTGGTGAACCAGCTCTTGTTTACCGTGACAGAGAACGATCCCGTCGTCGTGGTCCCGCTCCACAGCTGCGTATTCCCGTATTTGATTCTTGCCGTGATGCTGCTCCCGCTGCCGTTTCCGATCACAATGGAAACATTGCTGCCGGTTGCCACGCTGGCCGGAGATACGCTTAATGAAAGTGCCGGCTTAAATGTCCCTGTTGCTACCGGGTACTTTGTCCCATATTTGCCATAAGCCAGAACGTGTTCGCCGTATGTAGCACCATTCACCGGTTCATGCGTAAAGTAGAAGTACAGACTTGAATCTGCATTAAGGTTCAGCCCGGTAAAATTAAAGGTCAGCTTTTTATACTCGTCCGCGCTCGTAAACGTATGCTGGACCGATGCGCTGCCGACGTATCCGCTCGGGTATCCGTTCCCGGTCGGAATGTAGTCAACGTTCTGGCTCGCGTATGTTGGATCTGATGTGTATACGTGGCAGGTCAGCTTATGAGTAAGAAAGTTTGCGTTCGCAGTGTGAACATAGACTTCGTACTTTATAGCTGTGCACCGTTCTCCGCTGCTCAAAGACAGTAGGGACCGGAACACGACCAAGCTCCTTGTTTTGTTGTAAACGTAACACAAGTTCTCATAGGAGCTGCTGCTACTCGGAATCGGGACACTGTGCCATCGTTCCCCGACGCCGTTCTGCTTCCAGGAAAAGTCTGTCCCGTTCCAGTATCTTCCTTCGCACCAGGTAAGCTTCCCGCTTGGCCATGATATGCTGCTCATCTCTTACCCTCCAATGTATTTCAGCTCGATCTCGTTTCCTGCCGGCATTGCAAAAGCCCAGTTTGGCCCCAGCTGCAGGGTGTTCTCCACATAGATCCCCGCCACATGCAGCATTCCGTCGTTTGAGCTGTACCATCCCTTCCGGTATCCGTTCACCCAGAACTGCCAGCCCACCGAAGTATAGAGGCCGAAAGTTTGGCCCTCGTTCATATAGTAATAGGTGTACCCGTCTCCCGGGTTGTGCGCGTCGGACGGTCCGCACTCCCCGGAGAATCGGAGTGCCTGCGCAATCGCAATCCCTGTCACATACTCATGCGTCTCCGGGTCCTCTACGATTCCCCTGCGGATCTCTCCGTCGATGGCCGCATAATAGTTCTGCATCAGCTCGATGCTGTCCTGCAGACTGTTGATCCCGCTCTGATAGTCGTAGCTCTCCACCACGCCTCGTGCCGTATTCTCAATCACGGTGTTGATGCTCTCCGTGAAATCTCCGAATTCGCTCTTGGCTACATACAGCCCGTTGTACTCTTCCACCTTACTGTCCGTGTAGGCTTCCAGATCCTCCGCGGACTTGATGATCAGGGACCGAAGCTCTGTCGCATTCTTCCGAATCTGCGCGATATCCTCACTCGTTTTGCTGTCGTCCGTCGTTGTTCGGACCTGCTGCCCGTTCGGTCCATACGTCACGACCGCACCCGTACCCGCTGCGGTTGCGACTTCTTCCAGGCCCCGAGCCATCCGGAACAGATAGTCCCGAATGGCCGCGAGGTCCCGTGCGACATCGCCGCCCAGCATCGGCGGTTTTTCATTGAACATTACGCATCACTCCCCAGCTCCAGGATCCTCGCGATGCTGAAGATCCGCACGTCTCCCGATCCTTCCAGCCGCATCCTGAGATGGTCGCAGCGCCTCGGTCTCACCGGAATCATGGCCGTGCCCGTCACCGGCAGTCTCACTTCCTGCTGGAACTCCCAGAGTCCGCTGCTGTCGTACTCGAAGAAGATCTGCATCTTCGATCCGCGCTCCATGTTGAGCCGGATGTTGTAGCGGCTGAGATACTTCCGGTCCGGTTGCTGATAGTACTGGATCCCGGTCTCGGCATACCACTCAACCGTATCTTCCGGTGTTCCCTCCGTGCCGTTGAGCGCAACGATGCTGTTCCCGACCTTCGCGTAAAGCTCATCGCCCCACGGCGCAAACCCCTCCGCGTGCAGGTTGTCCTCCCGCATCCAGATGCCCTTCTTCACGTCGTAGCAGAACAGGTGCCACGTCTCATGCGCGTCCTTCATGCTGATGTAATACCGATCTCCGAAGGCCCCTGCCACCGCGTTGTAGTATTTCTCCTCGCCCAGGGCCTGCCCGACATCCGCCGGGATGCCGCCCTGATACGCCACAATTCCGGACCTCGCCTTGTAGTACAGCGTCTCGTTGACAACGGCAAGGCTCCCGTGGCTCCCCTGCTGCACGCCCCGTGCCGGCAGGTCTCCGATCTGATGTGCTCCTACCGGAGAAACGGAAACCGTGTGAATGATGTTCTCCTTGAAGAACGTCGGGCTCCCAAGGTAGTTGATGCATCCGGTCCAGGGCCCGTCCGATCCTCTGGACGCCCGCCAGCTGTCCGTCGAGACGCCCAGATACTGCTCCCAGTTTTTGAAGTCTCCCAGGGCGCAGCAGTAAATCTCGTTGATGTTGCCCTTCCCCGGCCCAAGATTCCCGTAGAAACATCCCCAGAGCCGGTTCTGCGCCTCGCAGACGAAGTCCATGTCCGGCACGTCCCTGCTGATCCGGATCTCCGCTTCCTCGCTGAAGCTCTCTTCCTGGATCCCAATGATGACGATGAAGTCGTGGTTGTTCTCTTCGCCTACGGCATAGAGGATCTTGCAGCCATTGAGGTCGCTGCTCTCGTCTTCGTGCATTCCCGTGATGTTCACGCCGTCATGCTCTTTGAAGACTGCCTTCACCTGCCCGGATGTGGTAAAGTCCACCCTGGTGTAAACCGTCTCAACCACAACCCAGATTCTCGTATACACCGTGAACTCCTTCACGGTGCCGCTGGTGGTGTCGATCCAGATCTGCCCGTTCACCGGATTCTCCGGTTCCGTCGGGCCTTTGGACACATTGTTATAGATGGTCCCGTCCTGGTGGCACATGGTATAGGTCACGGTCCCGGAATAGTTCCACACGGCGCCCATGTCCCCGTAATCGGTCAGGTCCATCGTATTGA